TCAGGCCGTGGTGCCGGCCGTCTTCGGTTTCGAGAGAGTCAGCAATTGCCCCGTGATCTGCCCGATCCAGGCGGCCGTCCCCGCGTCGGTGGCGGGCGCCGGCGTCGAGCAGATCGAGTCGCCGTAGATTTCGAGCGAGGCGATGATCGGGGCGGCGTCCGGCGCCAAGACACCGACTGCGGCACCAACCGGCTTCGCCGCCTCATAGTCCGTGCAGGCGAGGGTGACGCCCTGATCGAGGTCGGTTTCGGCCGCCCCGATTTCAGCACTGGTGCAGCCGGCAAGATTGCCTGCGACGATCAGCATCGCCAGCAGACCCAGGACCGAAGACGTACTCGAGGGCGCCGGGGCATCGGCCTGCTTCACGGCAGGCGGCGACGCAGAATTTGCCTGCAGAGCCGGAAGCAGCGGTTGCAGGACCCGGGCCAGCCACGTCGAAAGTTGAGGCTGCGTCCCATTCGACGCGTTCCAGAAATTCGCCGCGACAAGAGAGATCGCCTTGCGCAAGGGCAGCCAGTGCGAGCCGGGCGCCGGTTGCGGCAGCATGGCGTCCAGCACGGAAGCCGCCGCGATCAAGGCTGTCACATAGGGGATGGCGCCGGACAAGGGAGTAGCGGCCAGCGCCGCGAGCAGCGTGGATAGATCCATTCGAGAGTTCCTGTTTTCAGGGAAGCCGGCTTCCGCAGGGCCGGCAGTGAAGCGAAGCGCTCAGGCGGCGGCGCGCCTGAGCCAAGCGCCGAGATATTCGGCTTCTTCCGGGTGTCGCTCGACGACGGCGCGGTAGTGCGCCGCCATCTGGTCGCAAAGGGCGCGATAGAGAGTTTGCGGATCGCAAGCTCGGGCCGCGGCGACCGTAACAGGCCCGATCAGGGCATCCACCGCGACCGGCATGCCACAGGCAGCGAGCGCGCGTTGCAGAGCGGTTACGGCCGGTGTTCCACCGCAATTGACCGCCATATCCATGACCTTGGCACTCGCGGGCGCCGGCAGTTCATCGATATGAAAACGGCGCCAGAACTCCGCTTCATAAAGAGCGCCTGCCTGCTGCGGCGTCAGGTTGGCAATGTCGAGAGTGGGAAAGGAGGCGGCGGAAATTCCGTATTTCGTCCCCTTGAGCACTCCCGCCCCCACGGCGCCGCCGGTCCAGTTGCCGCGATCGCGGGGATCATTCTGATAACCGCCTTCATGCATCATCACGAGGGCGAGTGCCGCGGCGAAATCAGCGCCCGGCACGACCTACTCGCTGATGCTGAGATGGCGCTCGATCTTCTCGAGCGCGTCGTGGACGCCGTCGAGGCGTGTCTCGATGACCGCCAGGCGGCTGTCATTGCCTTGATTGTGCCCGACCCAGCTCTCGAGCGCGCTCAGCCGCGTCTCGGTCCGCCCGAACCAGGATCCGGCAATCAGCATCTGCACGGCAGTCGCGACCAGAAGCGCCACGGGAATGCGCTTGTCGAGATGCCAAGGACGAGAGGTCTCCGCACCGGAACGTTCCGGCGGGAATGAAGGAGCCGTCATGGCAAGAACTCCGATGGGTTTTTGGGTTTGGGGAGGGGAGAAGCACAGAGCACGTGCATCTTGCAACGTTGTGGCGGCAGTGTTTGAGTCGGCACATCTAGGGCTCTTACGGTTGCAGAGATCTTGTCTCGTTCTGCAGGCTATGCGTGTCGAAGAAGAAGGCTTACACCGAATGAAAGGCACAACTGTAGTGCCAGAACTCAAGACAACGATCAGGATCAGGCGCTTTAGCCCCGCACCGACTTCTTGGGACTCAGTTGAAGTCCAGAGATAGGCATCACGATATCGTCAGCGGCTGTACCGGAAGCGTAGTAACCTGGCCGAAATTCGCTTCGTAAAGATGCGCGACATAGTTCGCAATCGCTGAAGCGAATTCGAGGAAGCCTTCAGTGGTCGTAAAGACATGCGGCTGCATCGCCATATCCATCCACGCGATCGATGCTGAGTTGCTGCCAGGGAACTTGCCGTTTGTATTGATGAAGGTCGTCGTTGCGGCCAGCCGTGCCTGTGCGGTTGCATCGCACGGATAGGTACCGCTGATTGATGGCATGCTCGTCGAGACGATCCGACATCCGGCCACTAGAGCCGCGGTCGCCTGATCTGCGAGGCTCGGCTTACGCGGCGACTGCGGCATAAAGCTGGAAGGCGCCGTGAACAGCCATCCCTGCTGGACCGATACATCGCAGGCGATGCACGACTCGACAAAGTCAGCCGAGAAGCATTGCGCAAGGGTAAAGCCTTCAATGGGCGAGACGATCTCGCGGACGATCCCGTCGACGATATGAGCGTAGAACTGCATGTCGACCTCAGAAAAAGACGTTGATCTGGCCGCGGGCGCCGGCGCCGCCGCCAGTGGGTGTGCTACCGAAGCCCGGTCCGCCGCCACCGCCTGGCGCGTTACCAGCGATACCGCCAAAGCTAGAGAGATTCCCGCCAGCACCGCCTCGAGGCGCAGATCCACCTGCGCCAAATGCGCCGGCGCCAGAGCCGCTGTTGGGAGCAACTGTGCCGGGAGCTCCGCCGCCAGCGATCGCAATGTCGGCCGTCGGTACTACACCAGTCGGTGTGCCTGAACCGCTGGTCGTGACACCACCTTGGCCGCCTGATATCGAGAGGAGCGAGCCGAACGAACTCGTCCCTCCAGTCTGGCCGTTATTTGCACCCGCCGCGCCACCATTGCCGGCCGCCCCGACGATCACCGCAATGATTTGTCCGGGTGCGACCATGATAAGGCGCGCGCCATAGGATGCACCCGACCCTCCGGAACCCGCCGTATTAGCGGGATTTCCAGAGCCACCACCACCGCCGCCCCACCCTTCAACCCAGAGCTTGGTGATACCAGGCGGAACCGTGAACGTCCCGGAGGTCGTAAAGACCTGAATATTCGAAAAGCCCGGCGTGAGATTCGGCAGCTTGAACTGGATAAACGGCGCCGCCGGAATCACCGAAATATTGGCGCTCGTAATCGAGGTCGTCGATTGCGCGACCGTGACCACATAGAGCCCGATAAATCCGGTATCCGCCGCCGGTGTGGTCTGGGTGCCCGTGGTTGCCGCGACACCAGCTTTCACTTGGACGACGCATTGGCCCTGCCGGACGGTGGACTGCGAGAGCCCCGTGTTGTTAGGGCCGGAGAAAGGTTGGGCCGGATTGGCCGAGTTGAAGTAAGGCAATACCGTGGCGCCGGTATCGGCGTCCTGGTAGGCGGCCTCGATCAGATAATTGATCGACTGGCCGACGCCGGCAGGCGCCGGGCAGGACAGCAGAATCGGCGCGGTGAGCAGTCCCTGCTTGACGATCTGATGGTTGCTCGACGTGTCGGCAGGCAGGGAGCCATAAGCGTTGCCATCGAGATTTTGGAGCGAGTATATCGCGCCGGTACCTATCTGAACCTGCATGGTCGCGGGCGAGGTCGGCGTGCAAGCCAAGCCGTCGATATTGGGGCCGGTCCCAAGCATCGCTTGCAGCACGAAGCCGAGGGCCGTCATCACGCTTCGGTTTTGCAGCAATTGATCCGTGTCGAGCGGAATGGCGCCCGCATAGACGATCTGGCGGTCCATGAAGATCTCCAATGGTAAAGGGGCGTCAGTTCGAGACGCGTACCCAGATGACGGTGCCGGCGGCACGCACCGAGTTGATCGCGGCGTAGATTTCAGTGTCCGTGACGGTGCCAGGCACGTCGTCGAGGTTGGCATATTCTGCGGTGCCGCCCACCACTGAGCCCGGCGATACGCCGGCCCGACCGACGGCCCCCGCCCCCACGCCATTCACCACGCCGTAAGGCGCAACATTTGGCAGGCCGGGCACGCCGATCGGCCGGAACGCCACGACGAAGGACTGGTCCGGCAATGCCAGCGAACCATAGGCGCCGGCCGTGCCATAGCCGAGCGAGGCGCCGACATTGTAGGCGCCGGTATCCGCCGGTCGCGATGGCTCGAATATGACCGGCGGCCGGCCCGTCAGATCCCGCAACGCTTTCACGACCGCGGCACGCGTGCCCCGTGGCCGAAAGATCTCTGCCTGTATTCTGGTACGAAACGAGGCATCCGTTTCGGCGAAGCCGCGCGGCATCCGGCCGCCGAAGAAATCTCCCGAGATCAGGTCGAGGAAACCGTCCGAAGCTGTTGCTATCCGCACCTGCAGAGCCGCGTAGCGCACCATGCCGTTGGTCAGCGATAGGCCCGAGGCGAAGCCCGCAAGCACGGCCGTGAGAACGGAGCCGGTGTCGGCAAACCATCTGGCCGGCAGCCAACGGGCGAGGCGAGCGGCGATGTCTCGAGGGTCTCCGGTCGCCATGATCAAGACACCACCACAGTGCCGGCTTTGACGACCTTGTCGACCACGCCGGCGATGTCCGCCGTGCCGCCATTCAGGGTCACAGCCGTCACGTTCGAGATATTGGACGACGCGTCATAGACGATCTGCGCGAGCCGGCTATAGGCAAGGCCGGATCCGAGCGGAACGGCGTTGAGGAAGACGGTCAGGGCGGTCTTCGCCGCAGTGATATCTGCAGCGTGCTGGGTCGTATCGATCGAGGTCAACGTCATCGAGACATTCGCAGTCACAATCGTCGGGCCGATGACGGAGAAGGTTACGCCCAATGCCCGCGCCGCATCGATCGCACCGCCAACGGCCGAGAGCAGGCCTGGTGGCGGCGCCCCCGAGCCATCATCGACGATGACGATGAAGCCGCCCGGCGCCGTTGCACCGGCGAAGGTCTGGTTCTCCAGCACCTGAACGGTGAGCCCCGGCTGGACGGACTGCGCGGCAAAAACGATCGCCGCCCGCGTCGATTTGAAGAGCTGCAGGATGAACGCCTGGAACCGAGCCCGGAACGCCGCGTCGCTCTCGGGATCGGCCCCGCCGCCAAAACTCGACAGGTTCGTCACCGTATCCACCTGCGAGATCGGCTGCAGGATAGCGGCGAGCGAGCCCGGCACGATGTTCCCGGCACTTCCCGCAACGACGGCTGTCGCTAGAACGGCGAGCGAGTTCGTGCCAGCGGGGATGACGAAGCCGCCTTGTCCCGCCCCGAGCGCATTTGCGCTATAGGCCGGGTTCGTCGGGTCCGCCGTGACCGCGAACTGCACGCCGCCGACCTGCGTGGCGATCAGCGCGCCGACCGGAATGATCGCCTGGTTCGTCGTCTGGAACCTGGCGAAGGTCGCCTGGCCCTCGGCGAAGGTCGCCGTCAGGCGGACAAAGCCGTAATCGGCGCACCAGCTGTCGAGGTCCGTTCCCTGGCTGGTCGAGGCGCGGGATTGCGCCAGGACCTGCAACACGAGTGCCTGCAGCCACAGGCACGCGCCCGCGACCGCTTGGATGAGGGCCAACGCTATCGATCCAACGGAAGTATCGAGCGCCACCTGCGCCGAGGCACGCGCCGCCGACACCATGTTGGCGACGAACGTGCTGAACCCCTGACCCGAAACGGCCATGGTCGCTCCTTGAATTCGAGGTCGAAAGGAATCAGCCGGTCAGGCTGAAGGCGAGCGGCGTGCCGTTACCGGCATTGTCGTAGATGACTGCCGAGATCGAAAAGCCGCCGGAAATCTGCATCACCGTTACTTGCGGCGCCGGATTCCGTGCCACCGAAGGCTCGAGCGCGATCTGGCCGGTGACGATCGCCGTCACCTCACCCACCGAGATGTTGGTACCGATCTTGGCCGGCAATCCCGCGCCATAGTCGGGTTGCCAGATATAGTCGCCCGGATTGGTGAGCAGGCGCCTGAGAATACGCTGCAGGGTCCGGTCCGATCGGAAGACCGGCGCCAAATTCTGCGTGGGACCGAGCGTCAGATCGCCTCCCCAGAAATGCGCGAGATCGGCAAGGTCGGACATGGCTCAGCTCCCGGCAGACGGCGGCGCGCCGTTCGAAGGATGGACATGATGCTGCACCGTGACCTGATCCGAGCCGCCCTGGCCGGCGGTGACACCGCCCGTGGCCGTCAGATTGCCGGTCACGGCCACATTGCCCCTCAGATTGATCGTCGAGGCGGTGATGGTGACGGTCGGCGCGGTCAGATCGAGCTCGGCATCGCCGCTGACAAGCACTTTTCCGTCATTGGTGAGCTCCAATCGCGATCCGGATCGATGCACGAGCACCAGTTCACCGGCTTGTATCGGCTCTCCGTCCGCGCGCACCGGCGGCACGTGCTTCGCGTCGAACAGGCGGCCGACGATGACGCCGCTATCGGCATGGTCTTGAGCGAACACGACCAGCACCTGATCGCCCTGCTGCACCGGCGCCACCGCACCCCAGCCGTTCCCAAGCCACTGGGTGAGTACCGGCAGATAGCCGGTCATCGGTGTTGTGCCGTTGGCCGAAGGTTGCAGCACCACGCGGGCGCGGCAGGTGGCCGGATCATAGCGGTCGACGATGCCGAAGCGGGTCAGCGCGCGCAGCCCATTGAGCCGCTCGACAGCAAGTCGCACCGCGTTGGAATTGCTCATTCGCTGGTGACGCTGGCAGAGTTGGACCGATTCTTGGCGCTTAGATGCATGGTGAAGCCTCGTCCGAGCGACAGCTCGCGTTCGATGCGATCGATGAAATAGCTCTGATCCCAGCCCGTCCCGGTCCCGGAGAGGATAAGCGGCGAATCGATCGTCAGCAGCGGATCACCGGGCATCTCGACGTCGACCAGCCGCTCGTGCCGACCGAAATCCGAGATCAGCTTTTGTGCGCGGGCGGCCGCCTGTGCCGCGGTCAGGCCCGGAATGTCCACGACATAGAGCTGCGGCCCGACGATGGCCGCGCTGCCGGCCGACGGTCCCGTGAGGGCGGACCTCGCCGTTTGAGTGATCGCCGTTCCGCTTGCCGAAGCATGCGAGGTGACGGTGACGATCAAGTCTCGCGTCAGCGGCACCATCCGGGTCAGCCGCAGATTCTTGACGCTCGCCTGCGGCGCCAGGCCCAAACCCGCGGCAGGAGTCCAACCGAGCGGATAAGGTTGTCCGGCAGGATCCGCCGGCGGCTGGAAGAACAGTGTCCTGCCCCGAACGAACACGTCAAAATTCTCGGCCTGCGCCAGCCGGGTCAGCAGGTCCCATTCGCTCTGACGCACCGTCGCCCCGGTATAGGCGTTGTCATGTGCGGAGAATTGACCTATCGGCGTGGTCGTGGCCGTCACCCTCGGTGTAAGCCCGTGACGCTCGGCGATGAGGGTCGCGACCTCGCTCGCCAGCTTGTTCTCGAAGCTTTCGAAGCTCTGCGTGTCGATCAGCACGGCGGAATAGTCGCGGCCGGACAAGACGACCTGATTATCCGGCTGCTCGACCTCGATCTTGTCCACCGGCCCGATGATCGCGGATTGCAGCGCCACCCGCTGGCCGGTCGCAGGGTCGGCCAGGCCGAACAGCACTTCGATCTCGCTCCGCGTGTTCGGGCCACCCCACGCCGCCCAATCGGCGTTCGAGGGTTGTTGCTGCAGGGCCAGCCTGACCTCAAAAGTATCGGCGGCGCGGTGCGCGCTGTTCGCGACCTTGACGCTGCGCACGCCCTGGAGTTCCTGGCCGTCGAGCCGGACGACCGCGATCGGCTGGCGGAGCGTCTTGGCTGCAGGCGGTACCAGAGGGCTAATCGCCGCCAAGGACACCTCCATTGGTCGGCCGCGTCGAGGGAGCGGGTATCGACAAGGTCGCCGGTCCCGCAACCAAGGGATCGAAAAGCTGGTTGGCAGCGGCGATTCGATACCACTGCGTCGCATCGCCATAATATTGCACGGCCAGCCTGAACAGATCTGCGCCGGCGACCTGGATCTGATTGCTCATGGTCCTTGCCTCCCAATCGCCTTGACCATGTTGGCCAGGGCATTGCCGACCTGGATCAACTGCGGCAGCTGCGCGGCTGCAGCGGACGCTATGATCATGGACGCCGCATTTGCTGCGGGCGTGGCACCGGGCACGACGGCCCCCAACGCCGGCAACGAGCCTAAAAATCCGTCTTGCGCATCGGCGAGCGGGGTCAGAGCCGTCTGGCCTTGTGCGATCACGCCGGAGATCTGGCTCAACTGCGCCGCACCGGCGCCGCCGATCGACCCCGCGACGCCGAGCACGGTACGTACCGTGTCCAGTCCCGGCGAAACGACTGAAGCCAAAGTCGACGTCGCCTGCTGCACGGTGCCGAAACCTATCTGCGCGGCCGGGGAGGCGTTTTGTATGAACCCTTGGATGCCGGTTACCGCCTGGTTTCCCGGAAGAGCGGCGCCGGCGTCGGCCAGGCCGGTGTTAAAATCGGCATCCGGTGATTCCGGCGGTTCGAGGGCCGGTTGGGTCTGATCCTGGATGATCTCGCAAGCGATTCTGTAAGGAACTTCCGACGCTCGTCGATAGACCGGGCTGAAGCTCTGGATCACCACCAGATAGCGATGGGCGTTCCAGACGAGTGCCAACGGCGCCCCGGCAACGCGCAATGCGTCGAGCGAGCGGGCGCGCAGATCGGCGTCAGGCGAGAGGAAGGTGCCGGACCAAGCGAGCCTGGCATCGTCGCGGCCCATCGCATCGATGACGCGGCCGCCACCGATCAGCTTGTGGGTCGTGATGGCCTGCGCGCCGCCGAACGGCAATTCGTTCGGTACCTCGAAATTCTGGAAGGCGAAGCCGCCGAGCGTGACGGTAAAATCGGGCATGATCACTCCGTCCTTGCGCCATAGGGCGTGAAGCCGGCCGATGAATCGAAGGCGCTGGTGCTCCCGAGCGGGCCGTTGCTCCCTCGGGCATTGTGGCGGTTGACGATGTCGGTCACGTCGCGGCCGTCGAGGAAGGCGTTGACCGGCCGTTCGCTCAGCCGCTCGCCGAGCTGATCGATCGCCGCGATGATGCGGACGATGCCAATCGGGTCGGCGATGCCGCTGCCGGGCGACTCGCCAGACCCGAAAGAAAGATCCGGCAGGACATCCCTCCGGGCGTCGAGGAAGGAGCTCGTCGTCCCGTTCTCGAACAGGCGCTCGCCCGCCATCGGCCGCGGCAACTCGAGAGGATCGAGATTGAAACTTCCGGATGGACCAGGAGAACCCCTCGACAGCGATGGAAATGCCGAACCTGAGAGCCCGAGCAGCAGACGGCCTCCGTTCACCCGAGGCGATTTCAGAGCGGGGACGGCATCGAACTGCACCTGCGCCTTGCCGTCGCCGAAGCCTGGAAAGCCGTCGACACCGTCCAAGCCGTTCATGCGGAGATTCTGAAGCCATGCAGGCTCGGGATCGGGACCATCGAGCATGAAGCGGGTGAACGCGTAGCTTCCGTGCGGAACATCGTTTGGGAGCGCCAGGCGCGACTGATCACCGCTCCTCGCGCCGCTTCCAGCCATGCCATCACCGAAGCCGCCGCCTGTCCCGCTCTTCGACATGGGAGAGCCGAAGCCGGGGGAATCTCCCGCCGCGCCATCGCCGGACACCGTGATGACGATGCCCGATCCCATATTGTCGGCCTGCGATATCGGCGGTTCTCCGAGAAACGGTGCCAGAGCGGACTGATCTAGCTCGGCTCCCGATAGGGGTCCTGGAATGGAAAGATCGTGCAGCGCATCCGGGTTCATCTCCAACGTCGGCGTCTCGGCGGCTGAAGGAGAGGGAGCGCGGCGGACGAAATCATCAAATATTGAATCTCCGACAAGCGCGCCAACGGTCGGAGCGATCAGAGCCGCGGCCACAGCCCCAACAAGCACAGGAAGTCCAACTGTCGAAGCAGCTACCACAAGACCGGCACCTAAAAGCGCCTCCGCGACCACGGAAGTGCCGAGATTTATTGCCACATGCTCCGCGATTTCTTCTCTGGAAAGCCTTTTTGACGGGTCGAGCTTCCCTTCGACAACATCGTCGACCGCTGTTCCGACCCCCGTAAGCAACATGCTAGGACCGAATTTCACCGCTTTGAGGACCAATCCGGGATGGTGGGCGAGCAGGTGATGGGCGGTCTCTATCAGGCCGGACCTGGGCGTCTCGAACCAAAGGCTCGGATGGGTTTTCAAGAACTCCTCGATGTTCTCGATCGCGTTTCCGACTGGTCCCTTATCCTCTTCGCCGCGCGGTCCATTTGTTTCAGCCATCGTCACGCTCCTCGTACTGGGCTGAACGGGGCAGGCCGCCCAGGTCGCGGCACTCGCAATCGTCACAGACGTTCTTGTTATGTATCGATTCTTCTGGTAGGGGAGAGTCCAGGATTGTATATCCTCTATTTCCAATAGACCGCCGCGACCGCGGGATTCGGAGAATTCATATGGACACCGAAGGAGCAGGTTCAGTCGATGAAGAGCTGGTCGTAAAAATCAATCGAAAATTTTTGGCATTTTACGCACTTCTTTTTGCGATGACATTTGCAATTACTGTTTTTTTTACTCAATCGACGCTGAAGGAACGCGGATATGACCTCATAACGATTCTAATGATTTGTATGTGCGCGGTCGCTTTGCTCGCACTATCGTCAAGTTTGGCTAAAGCATGTTACTCAGGGGACGTCATCAGAATTAACAGAGACGGATTTTACAGCTCGTTCCAAAACCCCCAAACCATTCCCTGGAACATGGTCAAGGAGGTCGATTATTGGGAAGTGTTTGAGAATCTGTTGCTAACATTTCGCTTTGTATCTCTGAAAATAGATCCGAATATTCGGTACAAACGTAACAGCATATCGGCACGTTTCATCTTTCCTGGAGATTTTTCGAAGCACTCTTTAAAAATTCACGCTCAATTCCTTGATCAACCTCCGAAGAAGATTTTCGATGTTATCTCTCATCACCTTCATGTAGCGCGTGAAGAGGCCGCTCAAGGCCGGCACCACGCCATTTCTTGATAGTCGAAGCGGCGGCCTGAGAATTCTCCGAATACGATACTCCAGGCCGCCCGATCGAACGGATCGAGCGCTTCGGCGACATCGAATGGGACGCCGTGCTTGACGAGCCACAAGATCTCGCGAAGCTCGGCGTCCCCTACCCTTTTTTTAAGGAAGCCCCCTGTCGGTTCGTAAGGTTGAAAGCTTCTCCATAGCGTTTGGCAATCTCAGCCAGCGTCTCTTCCTCCAGCCGGTCGAGCAGCGCATCCAACTGCAAACGGCTGGCCGGCAAGGGAATTGGATCGCCGGCGAGCTCGACGACGCTGCACGCGATCATCGCGTAGTATTGGATGATGTCGCTGTCGCCGGCCTCGCCCAACAAGCCCAGCACATGCAGCCGCCGCGATAGGGTAAGCCTACGGAATGCGACCTCTCGGCCGCGTCCATCGGTAAACCGGATGACCCGCTTCGGGTCTGGCGGAGCAGTGGCCGAAGCGGCTGCCCCGTCCGAATGGATCGTGACCTGAACCTCGCTCATCACTGCACCAGCATGCGACGGCTGCAGCGGAAGGACAGCTTCATATCGACCTTGCCGTCGCCCTTGAATATACCGCCGCTTTCGAGCTTCACCGCCATGTTCTGAAAGCGATATTGCGAGATCGAGCCGTCGACCTCCTGGATGGTCTCGGTGACCGAGAAATTAAACAGCTGCCCGCTCGCCCAGTAGCTCTGCTCCATCTGAGCGAAGAGATCGTCGAGCTGCCGTCCGACGCGGTCGAACGAGAAGCTGCCGCTCCAGCCGTCCGGGATCTCGGCATAGATCGGCGGGCTGTTGAGCGGCCGGCTTTCGACGGGCTTGGTCTGCTGCTTATACTCGCCCTGCGTGACGGGATAGTTGAGGATTCCGAGCGGCCCGATGATGGTGAAGACCGCGTCCTTGCCGAAATTGAATGCGTTCGGCGCGCCGACATTGACCGGCATGAGCTGGCTCTCCTGAAGAATATCGGATCAGTTCTGATTGACGGCAGCGGCGATGGTGACCGAGCCGCCGCCCTGGAAATTCACCAGGAATTTCTCGACGACGTTGAGATAGGTCACCTGGATGTCGGCCTGCTCGTATCCCAGCGCCTGGCGCGATTGCGGATTGTTGCTGGCGTCGAGCGTCACCTTGAACGCGCTGATCTGCCCCTGCCCTTCCAGGCCTGAAAAGAAATCGTCGAGCGACGCCTTGGCGTCGAGCTGTTGCTGGGGTGTCTGCAGTTGGCCGACGAAGCGCCCGGTCGCGGCTCCCAACGAGGCCGCGATGAAGTTGGTCATGCGGGTATAGGCGTCCGTGTTGCGCGCTGGGTCGCTCGAGCTGTTGTGCCCCGCCTGCGCGCCGAAATAGGCGCCGCCCGGGGAGGGATTGGCGATCAGGTCGAACCCCGCGCCGATCAGGCTTTGCAGCTCGGCATAGGCATAGGTGCCGTTCGCCGGGCTGGACGAACGCTGCGTACCGACCACGCCGAAGAGTTGTTTGTTCAGCGTCGAATTCTGCGGCGACAGATTCCCAAGCAGGCCGCCGACGAAACCCTGCGGACTGACCAGGCGCAGCACGTTGTTGACGCTGTCTTGCCAATAGATCCAGTCGCCAAACATCAACTTGAACCAAGGACTGTCGATACCGGCCGTCTGCTTGGCGGTGATAGCGTTGGCGATGGTGTCGCCGACCGGGCCGGTACCGATCATATAGATGCCTTCGGAGATCCCGAAGGCGAGCTGGCCGGCCCATTGCGTGCTGTCGTCGGCATCGGCGAGCCACGCGACCGAGACGCCTTGGGACCGAAGGGCGAACATTCCCTTGCGCGGGATCGTATCCTGGCCGACGAGCGTCGTGGCCGTGATCGTGCCGGCGCCGTCCGTGCCGCCGGTAAGGGGCGTGGTTGCTGGCACCGGTGCGGCGGCGCCGGTCCCGGCCGTGGCGACGATCAGCGCCGACGGTCCGCGGATGGCACTGATGCCGTTGTTGACGGCGTTCGCCATGTTCGCCCAGAGTGCCGCGCCGGTGCCGCCGATATTGTCGAACACCTCCTGCACGCCCGGCATCGCCACGGTCAATTTGAAGGTCGGCATTGCCGCGGTCGAGCTCGAGCCGGGGCTGATCGTCACCTGGGCGCCATTGCCGTAGGAGCCGGTATATTTCGACGCGAAGGTGATGTTGACCGGGGCCGTATCGAGCGCAGCACTGGCGGCCGTATCGGTGCCGTCGGTCACACGTACGCAGCGGAAATTGCCCGCCCCTTGCTGCACGGCTGTCGCAACCTGCGTGCCGAGATCATATTTGCGCGGCTGGATCGGACCAAAGAGCTGAGCGAAGCCCTGCATGCTGCCGACGATCGCCGGCTGGTTCACCGGTCCCCAGCTGGCGGTGCCGACCACGCCCAGGACGTTGGTGGGTTGCCCGTTGAAGACATTGACCGAAGGCGGCACGATCTGAACATAGGCGTCCGGCACGATCAGTGCCGTGGTGTTCAAGGCGCCGGCTTGAGTAATCACGGCTGGCATTGGAAAGCTCCTGGAAGCGGAAAATCAGATCGCGTCGTGGGCGCTGGGCGCCGGGTCCGGGCGCCACAGCCGGATCAGGTGATGATCGAGGTCGCGGTCGCCCTCGGCCTCGAGCTTGGCGACGGTCTCGGCCGGCAAAACATCGCCTTTCGCGAAACCGGCGAACGGCTCGCGGACGGTGTACACATGCATGGCTTGTCTCTTTCGTGGTTCGGTGGAATAGCTCTGCTTTCGATGAAACCAAGATAGGGTCCGCGCGATGCCGATTAGTTCCAAAGCCCTGCGAAGCCTCGTTCCGGCAATCGGGCTCGGGGTAGTCCTTGCCCTGCCGGCGGGCGCCCAGGAGGCATCGCATTTCACGACCGACGCTTGGCGGCACGCCGCCGATCCCCGATCGCAGCAATGGTCGCGCGAAGTGCTGTTGGATCGCTTCCTCGCCGAGACGAAGCTCGACAATCTCGATCGCCAGCGGCTGTTGGCACTGCTTGGCCAACCCGGCTACGCCAGGGAAAGCTATGCCCCCGGCCAGGGGCTGGTTGGTCGGCTCGACATCTACCGGCTGTCCGCGAAGAACAACCGTTCCTTCCATGTCAGCTACCGCCCTTCCGGCCAATTCGAGGGCAGCCTGGTCGATCCGAATCCCTGCGTCTGTCCTCTATGCAAAGAGCTGCCACCGGGCACGGACAGCACGCTCCAGGACGCGGTGGTGACCGATCTTCTCACCGTCAGCCTGGCTCAGGATCCTTTCGTTTCGACGCGGATACCGGAGCTGGAGCAGCTCGTAGGCCATCCCGGCAAGCGATCGTCCGTCAGCGAGCGAACGATCGGCCAAGCCTGGGTCAGCTATAATGTCGCCTGGCGTGTCGCCGGAGGCGGCGGCGATCATTTCCTGAGCGCTAGCGGCCGCGTCCCCGGCCGTGACTGGCAATCCTTCGACGATGCCAGGTTGGAGGCCTACGACCTCATCACCATGGAGGCCGAATGCCTGGCTCCATAAACTTTCATCCCGCCAGCATCACCGCCGGCGCCGCCCCGGCCGCGACGTTCTCCGTGAAGCTCAGAATCTGCGACGCGGTGCCGGCGATCGTGCTGGCATATTCGAGCTTATAAAGCGCATTGCGCCGATAGAGCGCCGCCTTCTCCAGCCGATCCTCGTCATTGCTCCGCTCCGCCCAGATTTGGGCAATCGAGTCGTCCGGCAGGGGAAAGCGGCGCAAGTCGCGCAGATTGGGCTCGAATGCGGCGGCCGCCGCCTGCCGCAATGTCGGCGAGGGCGCCCAGACCGAAACATGCACGGTGATGATCTCGCGCCCGACTTCCCGCAAGGTCCGTCCGACCGTGCCGATCCGACCGACGATCCGATGGCTGTTCGGCATGACGATAGTAGCGCCTTCGGCGCTGGCCGCCTGATCGACGGCAACGAGAGCGGCCAACGCGGCACCGATCGTTTCGAGCGTATCGGCCGGCTGCACGGCGTAGAGATAGGCCTTGCCATCGACCAGCAGCCCGGCATTTTGCGGGGTGGCAACGGCGCCGCAGAGTGTGGCGCCGATGCCCGCCACCACCCAGGACAGGCTCGGCGGCTCGACCGAAATCACCTGATCGACCGCCGGAAAACGCGTGGTGTTTACACCGTCCTGGCCGGTCTCGACCGTGATGTTGACGATGCCGGCCGCCAGATCCGCATCGAGCGCTTCACGTTCCGGACTGCCCGCGTAGATCCTGACAGGAGCGCCGATCACCGCTGCGGACGGCATGGTGCCGGCCGGCACGCCGGCTGGGTAGATGAGACCGGCGATGATTTGAGCCAGTGCCTGCCGCGCATCCGAGATATCTGCCATGGCTCAGCTCTCTGCCTGGTGGATCGTCAATCGCCAGCCGAAACTGGTCAGCTCGGCCGACGCAATCGTGTAGCGCCGCCCCAACTCGTCGGAGACGACATCGGAGGGGCGCAGAACGACGCCCGGAACTTGAGGCAGCAGCATGCTCCAGCCCAGCGCCCTGACCTCGTCGGGCAGTGCGGCGTTGGCGCTGTCGCCGCCGCCGCCCTGCAGGATCGAAGCCGGCCATTGGCGCATGATGACGGTCTCCAGAGCCGGTATCGTACCGCCATAGATCGGCGAGAAACCGATTCGCGTTTGATGGAACGGCCGGCTGACATCGACGGTGCGCGGCGCCTCCACCGCAAGGATCGGGAGCAACGGCTGCTGGGCGACGATGAAGAAGGTTCGATCGCCGATGAGAATATCGGCAACCTCGGTCGCCGTGCCGTCGATCCAGACGTGCCACACCGCGTTGCCATAAAGGTTCGGCGATTGAAGTCGGTCGTCCTGGCCGAACAGGACCGGCAGGATGCCGAGCGGCGGACCGCTCATCGGGTCGAACGGCCCGGCCGGCCGGAATTGGCGATAGGGCAAACCGGCCTTGGCCGCGAGAGAGGCATAGCCGCGCCGGTAGATCAGGCTCTGCAACCGATCGCCGCTCATGCCGCCGCCGCCACTCAATCCAGTCCCATTGATCATGCTCGAAGTACCGATCAAGCTTCCGGCACCGACGACAGGGCTGGCCGAACTCTGCCCGATGCCCAGGACTGCCGTCGCGACCAGCGTCATGGTGCTGCGCCCCACAATTTCGAGCCGGCCACTGCCCGACACGAAAGAAGAGCCGTTCGCGACGAAGCCGTTACCACTGAAGCCGGGCGGAACGGCGCTGCCGAGTCCCGAGAACCGAGGTCCGGCGTCGATGAGGCTGGCGCTGCCGGTTTCCCCGAGCAAGCCTGTGCCGGCAGCGCCGGGAGATGCGGCGATCAAAGCGCTGGCGCCGCCCACTCCAGGCGGCGATGTGTTGCCCGCGCCGGCGAACCTACTAAGCGCACAGATGGATACGCCGGACCCCGTCACGCCGAGCAGGCCGGCACCGTTCGCCGTTACTCGCCCAGCCGCACTTGCCGCGGCGGCGCTCTCATCGAGGCGGCCTGCCCCCAGAATCCGTGTGACCGGCAGAACCGCTGATCCGCCTCCGGCGAAAATCGATGCGCTGAAATTGCCGGTCCCGGCGGCCGTTGGCGCCGCCGAGCCCGCCTTGCCCGAGCCTGTGACGCTCGTCGCGGCACCTGCCGGCGCCGTGCCGAAGGACGACAGGCCGAACGCGACCGCGCCGAAACTCATGGCTTACCCTCCGTTGGCCGGCCAGCCGGCCGTCACATCGATCGCCTGCGCGGCGGCAGCACTCGTCGCGGCAAGGATCTGATCCTTGAGCGAGCGATGATAGAGGATGCAGGCGCTGACATAACCGCCCGCCGCATAGGTGAAGGCATAGGTTTGCGGCGCCGTCATCGGCACCCGGCTATTATCCACCGCGATCCAGTCGAAGGCGGCAGGCCAAGGATTCGAGGCCGGATTAGTGATCGAACCGAGCGCCATGGCACCAGCCGCCGCCATATTCGCCTGCGATGCCGGATCGATCTGGAAGCTCTTGCCCTGGTAGAAAAAGCCCGCCGCGATGATCGCGTCGTAATGGGCTTGAGCCGCAATCATGGCGGCACTCTGCACTGCCGGCAGCGGATTGTAATTGTCGATAATCTGTTGGACCGAAGGATCGGAGGCGAACCATGCTCCATCGATCTGGCGCAGCAAAAATCCGGCAGCCGCGACTGCTGCATGCAGCCCCAATCCCTGCTCGGTATATCTGACGGGGAACGGTACGAGTGGGTCGCTCATCAGTTGTTGATCCTTAACCCGACCGCGAGCATTCCGAGGCCGTCATTCATGTTGCCGAGCACGTAGGTTCCGCCCGTCTGGGACGGCACGCCGGTCGGCAATCCGGTCGCGTAGCTGTTCTGGGCGGTCTTGCGGACGCTCGTGCCGAAGCCGTAGCCATTGACCCGCCCGGTCGGGGGATAGATCAGGGCGCGGCCGGAAATGCCCTGAAACATCTGAAGCTGTGCCGTGGCGTCATTGACCATCGCGCCGATGTAGAACCAGCCCGGCGTCAACCGTATCGGCCCGGCGTTGACGCCCCAGCTCGCCGGCGTGGCATCGACGGCCGGTCCCGTCGCCGTCAGCGGCAGCGCATTGGCGAGCGTGATGCAAGGGCCGGGCAGCCCGTCGGGGCCGACCTCATAGATCCCGAGCTTGGCACCGGCGTTGGCCGCACCGACCGATCCGATCCCGATCAGCACCGCATCGATCTTCCCCCGAATGAGGTTCAGATAAGGGAAATAATATTCGATGCCGGTCGAGAGCGCCGCGTTGCTGCCGTTATTGTCCGTCGCGATAGCGCCCGAAAGCTGATATCCGAGGAAAGAGTCGCTACCGACCGTCCGCTGGATCGCCGACGGCACGGGCAGCGCGAAATCGCTGGTCGGGGCTAGGCGGATGACGATATTTCCCACCGTCGGCGTCGAGCCGAAAGCCAGCGCCGATGGGTTACCGGAGAGGTAGGTCGCCCCGTCATAGGTCTCGTGGATGCTCGAGCGTGTAAGAACATTGCCGGCGACCGAGCCGAAGCCCTTCTCCCATTTTCCGGCCACGCCGTCGATGATCGTATAATCGACCATCCTCGCGCTCGAACCGAAGGCTTGGCTGAAGGTCGGCACATTCACCGGCGCGGTGACCTGCACCAAGGTGACGGCGCCGTTGCCGCCTGTGCCGGCGATGGCGCTCGCTGTCATCGAGATGAAATCGGCGCGGCTCATGTCATGACCCTTCCGACCTGTTCGAGCCCGGGGCCCCAATCCTCGGTCAACCCGCGCAACCATTCGAGCGGAATGCCATCGGCGGTGAAGGCGGCAGGATCGTGCAACCCATTCTCGCGCCGGATCTCATGGCGGCAATCGAGCACCGTATCTGCGGCCAGCGGCAGCACCCGGTGCCGCCGATGCGCCTCAACCAGATATTCGTCGCCCGGCCGCAGGATTCTTGCATCGCCCTCGATATCGACCCAGGCCAAGCCGGTGATGCAGCGCATCCAATGATCGAAACGATGGCTATGCAGCCGCGTATGCGCGCCGGGCAGATCGTAGCTCAGCCGCACCACGATCCAGCCGGGCTCGTCCTGCCGATAGCTCACCGCGGCCCCGTCTTCGTGGAGCCTCAGCGCTTGATCCATCTCTCGCCTCCTTGCTCCGACGGCTCAATCGACCGGGTTGTTCCAAGCCAGCGAGGTGAGCGTGACGTTGCCGCCGCTGGTGATGGCGGTGCTGTTGAGATTGATGTCGGCACCGCTGGTGCCGATGGTGAGATCGGCGATCACCGTGGTGCCGTCGCTCTTAGTGATGCGGGCGAAGACGGCGGTACCGGTCGCGACCGCCGTTACCGTCGAAGCGGTGAAGCTGGCATTGGCGCCCTCGACACCCGAACCCAAGCTCGGGCTGCCGAAGGCCGTGGCCGCGAAGGCGAAGGTGGCGAGCAGCGTCTGGGAGCCGAGCGCCGTGTCGGGATTGGTCGGCTTCGGACCGGTGTAGAGCTTGAGCGTGCCGCTATTGGCGAGCGCCAACAGGGCATTGAGCATGGCCGTGCTGGCCACCTGGCTGATATTCATGTCGGTGCCTTTGCTATGGGGTCAGACGATCAGCGGGGTCATGCCGCATGGCGGCAGCCCCTCGCCCGGCGGGACGCCGAGAAAGGCGCAGAGCCGCCGGCGCCAGCTGTCGAAAAGAGCCGCGCGATCGCGCGGCTCCTGCGGATTGCGGGTCCAGACCGCTGCCGATTGGGTGTCGAGATTGCCGCCGCTGGACGGGATCGCGGCCTCCAGCGCATAGAGCTGCGCCAGATAGACGGTCTCGATCACGGCTTCCTCGGCCGGCAGCAAATTGTTCAGCTTGTATTCGAGATTTCCGTACGCCTGGAAGAAGCGGTAATCGACGAACTGGTTCGGGCTCTGGCCGAACACGGGATAGCCGCAGAAGCGGCGGATATCCGTCTTCTGGGCATCGGTGAAGGACATGGTCGCCTCAATAGGTCGTGCCGTTGCCGCGGCTGAGATAGACCGTGCCGCTGCCGCTCTCGATCAGCACCGAAGCGGCGAGCGCCAGGAAGCCGATCGTGAGGAGCCGCGAGCCGCCCACCGGGATCGGCAGCGACGTGGCGCTGGCCGTCCCGGTGACCGAGAGATGGGCGATGCTCGGCGCGGCATTGAAGACGAGCAACGCATCGCCCTCGCAAGCGGGCAGCGCCACGGACTGGGCGCTGGTGCCGGCCGCGACCGGCACTGTGTAGGATTCTTGGAACGCCTGCTGGATCGCCATCATCGGCCTCCTGGGAAAGAGTTAGCCGACATGCTCCAGCATCACGGCGCGCTTGAAGGCGGCATTGCTCGCCGTCGGGATGATTGTGGCGTTGGTGGTGATGTCGGTCGGTGCGGTGAAGCCGCCGATCCAGTACCAGGATTGGGCGATGATCTGCTGCAGCCGGTCGAGCGGCTCGCGTGTCACCATGGCGATGCTGTCGATGATGTCGATGACGCTGTCCGCCGGCGTGGCGCCGTCGCTCTTGCCCATGCCTTCGAAATCGCCCTCGATCAGCGCACCCTGGCCGCAGATGATCGGGCGCCGGATCTTGAGGCCGGCGACGGTCGGATGCGGCTGCAGGAAGGCCTCGGTCGTCGGCATGAAGCGCAGCCCCAGGAAGTCGTTGACCATGCCCTTGCGGAACACGTCGTTCGAACTCGTGGCGCCCTGGAACAGCAGCTTGAAATCCGGGTCGGCGAAGAGCTGGCGGCCCGAGATCGGGTCGAGATAGCAATTATAGGCGCCGTCGATATCCGGCACATTGTTGGCCCGGAGTGCCGCCACGGCGTCGAGCAGCGGCGCCATCGCCAGCACGTCGGTGGCGACGAGCTGGGCGGTATTGGCCCGGCCGTTCGGGCGTAGGATGACGCAGGCATTGGCGGCCTGGATCGTGTTGCCGGCGGTGCCGTCCGAGACCGAGACATTGCCCGAGAAGGTGAGCGTGCCCGAGACGCCGTTGGGTGCGGTCGAGATGTTGGTGCCGTCGGGCGTGGCGGCCACCAGCGTATAGGCATTGGCGCCAACCGTGACGGTCAGCGTGTTGGTGCCGCTGATCGGCGCCATGACGCCGTTGACCGGCGCCGTCTGGAAGCCGCGGATATCGTCGACCGCGACCACCGCCCCGGCCGAGCCGAGGGTGGTGCGGACGCGGGTATTGCCCGAGAAGTAGGAGGTGAAGAGCTGGTTGCGCGCCAGCCGATCGAGCGTCTGCGCCGCCTGGACGCCGTTGACGATGGCGTTCTGGATGAATTGCTCGGCGATGCCGACCCGGCTTGTGACCGTGTTGAGGTCGATCGTATCGGCATAGAGGTTGAGCGTGACGCTGTACTGCTCGACCGTCCAGGTGGTCGGCGTCAGGCCGTTATCGAGATTGGTGTTGGTCGCGGGATTGAGCGGGCTGGTCGCCGGCGCCTTGAGGCCGCGCCTGGTCTTGGTCAGCGTCTCGCCGATCTTCTGTGGGAAGAGCTCGCGGTCGGCCACGTCGCGATAGCCCAGCTGCGAATGCAGCGCCTCCTCGAACGCGCGCTCGAGGAAATTCTGCTGAATGATCGGCTGCAGCGACGGCGGAAAATTGTCGATGCCCATGCGGGAATCCTTTCGGTTCGGTGGTTCGATGGAACCCCTGGCCGCCTGGACCCGATGGGTGGTGATAGGGACGCGCGCTTCAAAGCGACAATCGTCAAGCTATACGCCGGAAGGAATGTCACCCGTTCCAGCGTCTAATCTTTCGGCGGATGCGTTCCTCGCCGACGCGGTTCTTGTATTCAAACCCGCGATCTTCGAGGCCCACAGAGCGCGACTTTATCGGCTCAGGATCTTCACTGTGGCGCCGTCATCAGCAGCACATTTCGTGCATGACAATTTGGGCATTCCATCACGCGTTCGAATTTATTCGACCCTTGGATCGGAATATCCTTCACGGTCAAATCCGCCTCCCCGCATACGGGACACGGGACCTTGGTCGTGGGGTCGGCAGCCAAGGCCTTCCCGGCAGCAATCCATCTTGCGGTGATATCGGGTTCTTTCATCGGATCAATCCTGCCGCGCGCGCAGCAAAGCTCGCCGCCGCATGCGTCTCCTGGGTAGCCAACTCGCCGGACACACCACCAGCCGCCCTGCTAAAAGTCAATCGGTACAACTCATGGAGGATTGTCTGCTTGAGCTCGGACGTCGATGCGAATGCTTCCGGGCCAAGTAGAAATCCATTTTCTCCGAACAAGCTCATGCCGGACGCTGGAAGGTTCGGCTCATATTGAATCAAGCGACCGCCGATATGCACAACCAACGAGTCTCCGGCTTCGTGTGCGGCTGCAAGCTGTGCGAATTCCGGGGCCTCCAGGATGGATTGGGTTTCGCTAACAATCGCGATCTCCGCGGTGGAGAAGCTTCCCAACCCCAAGATAGCCGCTCGTCCCAAAAAGACCGCCACTCCACCGCCAGCTGCTCCAAGCGCCAGAGCCCCCGCACCCAAAGCCACATCGGAGGCGGCCTGACTTCGGAAGCTAAGGGGATTTCCCATAATATCGACATCGGTCATGGGATCATCACCGAGCACGTGCTCCGTCTGCTTAACTGTCGACTGGTCCGCGCCGTCGTCAGCTACCCGAGCCTTGGCCTCCATATTCCTCAAAAAGTCCGACCACCGGTCTGCGCCGATCATCCGCATGGCGGCAGCAAGATGATCTGCCGCCTCCGCCATCTCCCCGGCTGTTCGCGCCCGCAGCGCACCTTGAGCGGCGGTTCGCAGATCGTGGGTAACGTCCGGATTTGTATCGTTTCCAAGAAAGACGGCTTGGAACGCTTTGTCGTCCAACCCCGAGGCAGCGTCCCAGCGATCGATCAAGCGACCCAATCGCTCTGCCATTTCCGGCTCAGCCCAACCCGGCTGGCGTCGGAACCGTGCAGGAAGCGAGAGAAGGGCATTCATGACCAACGCGGCAGCGCGCCCCGAGCGGCTGTTATTGACGAGCGTCTTGTCGCGCCAATTTCCCGCAACGGCCTGGACACCGCCCGTCCAACGGCCGCGCTCATCCCGCGGCTCGTCGGCATTGAAATTCATGATGTTTCAACCTCCCTAGCCGGCACATCCCCTATCGCGGCAGCTTAATCCCCTGCTTCGCCAGTGCCGCCCGGAACTCGCTCGACGACATGTCGCGGGCGTTGCGGGCCTGGCGGCTGCCGGGGCGTGGCGGGGTGCCGGTGCCGCTGGTGCCGGCGGCGGCCTTGAACAGATACGGCTTGGATTGCCTGAGCTGGGCGATGAGGTCCGCCGCCCCTTCGAGCTCGCCGGCCTGGCCGAGCTTGAGGCCGGAGATATCGACCAGCTTCAGATCGGCCGGATCGTTGATGCCGGCCTTGAGCGCCTCGGCCTTGAGCTCGGCACGGATGATGCGCTCGTCGGCCTGCTTCAACGCGGTGGCGATCCGTTTCTCGCCGGTCGTGCGCAGCTCGTCGCGCTCGCGCTCCGCCTCGGTCTTCTGCCGCCGGTAGCGGCCATTCTCCTCCCGAAGCTCCTTCACATACTCATAGGGGAAGCTCTTGCGCGTCTCGTCCTCGCCGCCCGCCTGGGGCTCGATCATCTCGGGCATCAGCCACTCGCCTTCTGGTTTTGGGAATCTGAGCGGATCGCCGCCAGCTCGGCCGGCACATCCTCGATCGCATAGTCGGATGCGATGGTCTTGACCGCGGTCTCGACCGAAAGCGTGCCGCTGGCAATGTGGGTCTGGAGAGCGGTCGCCATCTGCACCCGGTCCTGTGCCGTGGGCGCGTACCAAGCCGGCCAGCGCAGCGTCAGCGGGCCGGTCAGCCGGATCGTCCGGGCTGTGCCGCCCGCGAGCGAGAGCGGCAGCTTCTCGCTCGCCCTCGCGATCATCTCCAGAAGCACCAGAAGCCCGCCGTCGCCGTAGGTAATTCTCTTCCGTCCGGCAAGCCAGATCAGCGCCAGATTCATCATTTCCATGGCTCGGCCGGACGTGGCGGCCGCCAGCCGGTCCGGGTTGGCGCGATTGCCATGGAGCGATTCGAGCGCGATCTCGCGCAGCGCCTTGCAATAGTCGATCACCGCCGAGGCGGCCGAGCCGTTGATCTCCAGCAGCCGCGCATCGCCCTGGGCATCGACCGTGATCGCATTCGAGGCCGAGCGGATGAACGGCCCGTCGCCGCCGGCCGGCTCCTTGATCAGCAGCAGCGGGTCCTGGCTGTATTTGAGGCCGCGCCCGCATTGGCTCAGCAGATAGTCGATCTGAATGATCGTCTCGACCGCCTCCATGGTCAGGGTCGAGGTGCCGTCGATCTCGTCGCAGCCGGGCAGATCCTTGATCCAGACCATCGGCACGAAGCCCAGTTCGTGCCGTACCGTGCGGCCGGGCGCATCGTCGACCTGGCGGATACGCGCAGGATCGGTCTCGCCCAGCTTCCAAGGCAGATACCAGGTTTCCGCCATATCGTCCCAGACGCGCTCGAACCAGAAACGCTCGCCGAGCGCGCCGTCATCGACCGTATAGCCGCGCTGCCGGAGCTCGTCGCCGGTGACCTTGTAGCATTCGGTCACCTTGATCAGCGTGTCGGGCGCCGCCGGGTCCCATTCCGGCGTCAGGTACATGGTGTTCATCACCTTGACGAAGGGCCGCAACCCTCGGGCGCCGCCGAGAATGCGCAGATGCAGGCAGACCGAGCCGACGGCGCCGATGGTCGCCGCCGCCATCATGATCTCGTTCAGCCGCATCTGCCGGGCGAGTGCCGCGAGCTGGCCGCGCGCCTCGATATCGGCCTCGGCGGTCTCGAGCGCGGGCCAATGATCCTCGTCGAACAGCAGCGACACGCTGTCGTCGACCACCGTGCGGAGGAGACCGGTACGCACGCTCGGCCGCCGCTCGGCGATCGGCACATATTGGCCGCCCTCGCCGCGCGTCTCCTGATGGAACTCGTAGCTGAGCCCATCATAGAAGGAGCCGTCGAGCAATCTGGTACGCACGTCGATCCACCAGCAGCGCTCCGGGAAATCCGGGTCGCGCGGAATGGTGCGGGCTATCGTCTGGAACAATTGGCGAGGCCTCCTCGGCTCAGCGCTGAAGGAAGGGAACGGTCGTGGCCCGGGCCCGCTGGTGGCCGCCGATCGGGAATTCGCGCTCGACGTAATAGCCCAGCGCATCCGAGAGATGGCTGAGCGTTTCGTCAGCCCGCTTATCGATCTCACCGGCACCGCCCATAAGCAGCCGGACACCTTCGAGATCCTTGACCAGATTCGGCGCCTTGGCGCCGTCGACCTGCAGGCGGATCACGCCGTCGCCCGCCTTGAGCCGGGTATTGACGGCATTGACCCTCGCCCGCTCGGCGGGATTGGCGGGCGGCACCTTGAAGGACAGACGGTCCCTGAAAACAGACTTCAGCTCCGCTCGGATCAGATCCCAATCGGAGCCTGCGATTTTGGCCGAGCCACCGGCGCCGCCGGTCGCATCGCCGTAGCAGCTCACCGGCCCGGCATGGCCGCCCCATTCCGCCGCCAGCTTCCGACAGACTGCTGGCGTGTTGCTGTTGCGCGGAATATGGACTTCGCCGATGACGCCCGTACCGAGTTGCCCGCAGGGCAGCGCCTGCTCCTGCACGATGACGGCCACGCCGGGCGAAATGTTGAAGTCGAAGCAGAATGCGAGCGGCTGGTACGGATCATAGGCCAGCCGCGCGCAATGAATCCGCTCGTCGAACGGATAATAGGCGCGACCTTCGAAATTGACGAAGCTCGCCTCGAATTCCTGGGCGAAGGTGAGCTCGTCGAGATCCCGCCGCGCCGCCTCGATCTCGCTCGCCGGCAAGATGTCGGCGGAGACCCAGTGGAACGAGGCCCATTCGCTCGCATCCCCCAGCTCGTTATAAAGTGCGCGGGCGGCCCGGTCGGTCTCATAGAAATGATTGCGGCCTTCCGGCACGCCGATCATGTCGCACCAACCGTTCCGGTCGGCCAGCGCCGGCCTGATATGCGCGCTCCAGGCCTCCGGCCGGATATTGGCGTATTCGTCGAGCACGCCGCCGTCCCAGGGCGAGCCTTCGATGCGTTCCGGCTTGTCGAGCCCGACGATATGGAGTTCCGACTGGTTGACGAGGCGGATGATCAGATCCGTCTCGCTCGGCTTTCCATCGAGCAGTTCTGCCGGAACCAACGCCTTGAGGTCCTGCCAATAGATCCGCTTGGCCTGGTCCCGCGTCGGCGCCGCGGCGAAGAAGCGGGGATCGGGAAATTTCGTGCCCTCAAGTGCTTTGCGCACCAGCTTGCGCTTGGCAAGCTCGGTCTTACCCGATCGCCGCCCCGCCGGGACCGTGTTGAACCGGTGCCTGCTGTTCCAATAGGCGGCCTGGATCGGATGCGGGGTCAGTATTGTCCATCGCCGCATTTCCAT